AGGCCCGAGAGATGGCCCGAGACGTGCGCTCGGTAATCTCCTCTTTGCTGGCGATGATGGCAGACTGACCGTTAGGTAGTTCGACTAGTGGCACTGTTTCCCCTTACTTCTCTTAGTACGAGGCAGACTGGGCGTTAATGAACGTGGTCTGGATGGGCGAGTAGCCGGTCGCAGCGTCGGTGTTGTTTGCCGAGGCGGTGAACTCGATTTCGAGCTCGGTGAACTCCTTGCCACGGGTGCGCTTGATGCTGTGAATCTGCGCCGCGCTCATGGTGAAGTTCGCCGAGTGCTGGGTTCCGCTCGTCGCGTCGTTGGGGTCGGTCAGCGTGATGCTGATGGCCTCGGGGCTACGGGTCAGACCGTAGGCGCTAGAGCCGGTCGAGAACACGTCAGCCGTGGAGTTGACGACCATCGTGAACTTGCCGGTCACTTCGATAGGGCCGGCGAACAGGTTGTAGGGAGCCTGCGTACCGAGCGTGAAGATGGGCTGGGTCTTGCGGTTGATGGTCAGTTCGCCGGTGGTGATGTTCGTGTAGCTCGTGCCACCGATGGTGATGGCGGTATCCCAGGCAGGGATGAGGTGCTCGGCGGAGAGGCTCTGCGTAGCAAACACGGTCGGGGCTGAGGTGTAGGACGTGTACGGGTTGCCCAAGTACTTGACCGTCGCTTCGGCAGCGGCTTCGGCTCCGAAGGTCAGGGCGAGGCTGTCAGCCTGTGCGCCCGTGACGGTGAAGTAGTTAGCACCGTCGAAGTCGAGGATGGAGTAGGTCGGGGGCTGTGAGCCGGTCGAGGGGGTGTTGAGCACCTTAATCTTGTGCGTGTAGGGGCCGGCTCCGGTCACGGTGTCCGTAGATCCGAGGATGGAGCGCACCAGCGTCGGGAAGGTGTCGGCGTAGAGGTACGACTTGAACTCAAAGTCATCGTGACGTACGCCCTGCACTTGGTCATAGACCGTCGTGGGCGAGCCGCGCAAGGCTTCGTCGCGCAGGAACATCTGGTTCGGGGTGATTTGCGGCGAGGAGACTGGAATCCAGTAGACCGTGCCGGTCGTGGGTAGCGTTCCCTCGGTGGTCTCGATGACCATGCCGAGGTAACTATTGGCTGTGAGAAATGGGCCTGCCATGATGGTTCCTTAGTTGCTAGGGGTTGGGTCGGTCGGGGTGACTTCGGGCGCTACAGGGGCTTCTGGGGCGCTCTGTGGGGCTTCTGCCGGTGCTGGTGCTACAGGAGCAGAGGCTACTGCCGTCCAGCGTCCATCGCCAGGGTCGGCGGCGAGGGCGTAGGACTGTCCAGGCTGAACGACGAGGACGTTGCCGTCTGCGTCGAGCAGGTTGGGGTAGATGCGCTCTTGGCTGTCAGTGAAGGTGAACATGGGGCTCCTTACGAGATGTACGAGTTCGAGGCGGTGATTTCGATGACCGACACGCGCACGGTGGAGACCACCTGCGTCACCTGTGCAGATCCGTTGATTTGCTTGGGGTAGTAGACGACTACGTCGATGTCATCGCCGCCGCTTGTGGAGCCTTCGCCCCACTGGAAGATGGGCCCGTTGCCGCCGCAGTTCTTCGAGGCGCGGATGGCGTTGGTGAAACTGTCGATGAAGGCCTCAGCGTCTGCGCCAGCGTCCTCGGTCTTGCGCTTGGTCGAGCGAAAGATGCAGGTGAAGACCACCTCGTAGGTGATTTCCTTGCCGCCACCCGTTGCGCCGGTGAGCTCGATGCGCTTCTCGCGCTGGCTCTCGATGTAGGGGTAGACGATAGCGCCGGACTGATGCCCAGGGTCTTCGTTGGCGTAGAACTCGCCCTCAGGCGTGAACTTGGCGGGGAAGGTCTTGACGCTTCCGAGGTGCGTGATGCCTGCTGAGTTGAGGTAGTTGACGAACTGGGTGCGTACTGTCTCGCGGCTCATTGGCGACCACTGATGACCTTGAAGGGCTCAAGCAGAACCTCACCTCGCAGTTCGTCCTCGTAGGAGGTTTCGCTACGGGCCGAGATAGCCGAGGGCTCGCCGATGTCGTTGATGACCAGACCGCCTTGTCCGCGCTCCTTGACCATCGCCACGATGAAGTGGATGACCGCCTGCTTGATAGCGGCAGGCATTGTGGAGACGTTCACGCCGGATCCGTGGGGGTACTGCGTCGGGCTGGCGAGGGTGATGGTCGTTGCGGTGACTGAGGCGACCGTGACTACCTCGTCGTTCATGCCATCCCAGATGGTGAAGGTCATGCCAGGGTAGAGGCCCAGCGTGTCCGTGACGTGCAGGGTGGTAGCGCCTGCTGCGGAGGTGGCGGTGGTGAAGGTGTTGAACCAGCCGTTGATGTAGGTGTATTGACACCACATATTTGACTGATACCCCCAGCGAGCGCCTGCGATGCCGAGCGAGCCGAAATAGAGGCCCAGCGTTGTAGGGGCGGTGAGGATGAACTGGTAGCGGTCGATGGCGACGTTGCTCGATGAGATGGTGATTTCCTGCAGGCCAGAGCCAGGGCCCCAGCCGACTTGGATGTCGGTCACTTCGAGGACGGGGGTGTAGGAAGGCGTGAAGGTGATGTTGCCGTCACGGTTCGGGCGATACCATCCGTTCTCCGTGTTCGAGGTGGCGTTGAGCGTTCCGAGGGGGCCGTAGCAGAAGATGTCGGCCTTGCTTGATGCTCGCTTGATGAGGTCGGAGAGGGCGCGGTCTTGAGCTACTTGGCTGGCGTTCTCGATGAGGTTGGAGAAGTCAATAGCCGAGGCGGTGGGGCTGAACTTGACCTCGTTGAGCGAGACGTACGGCTCAACGATGCCCTCAGTCTGAAAGAACGGTGCAACGACCATTTAAGCCTCTTCTAAGTTTGAGCCGTCGCACTTGCCGCAGTGGTCACGGTAGAGCGAGTTAAAGCCGCAGTCGAGGCATCGGAAGCCTCGGGCGTTGCGGAAGTTCGTGCCGGCAATAGCGAAGTCGCCGGACTTGACTAGGGCGCGAGCGGTCTGCCCGTCCACATGAAACGTGCCGTCCTTCTGGCGAGGGATTACCGCGCCTTCGTTGACGGTGACTTCTTTGAGCGCGTTGTCGGATCCAACGAGGCGCATCTCTCTCCTTTGCGACTGGGAGGGGAGCAGGGCTAGGGGAAGGGGAGTGAAACCCTAGCCCTGCTCAACCCTCGGGGGCTAGACAACGACGGCGAACAGCCTGTCTCGATGCCTAGCGACTGCTGGCTTTATCAGCCGGTGATGCCGGTGATGATGCCCGACCACGCCGGAGCGCGGAAGGCCAACGTACCGAAGGTGTACGACGAGATGTCGTAGGTGAAGCCGAGCTGCGGCCACTCGATCAGCATCGAGTCGACCACGTTGTGCGCCTCGACCGTCTGGCTCACGCCGGAGTCGGGGAACGGCAACTGCTTCTGGTGGATGACCATCGTGCCGGCAGGGATGAAGCGGTGCGTCACGAGGTCGAGCATCGTGCCGGTGGCTTCGTTGGCAACACCCGTGACCATCGCGCCAATCGACACGCCGTCGCTACCGGTCTGGTAGTTGAAGCGGTACGAGGTCGAGGAGACTGCAGTGGACTGCAGGGCCTTCGACAAGGCGCGACGAACAGCGGCGCTGACGAAGATGACCTCAGGGTCAGCCATCGTCGAGTTGTAGAGGCTCACGAGAGCGTCCTGGATGAGACCAGCAGGCTCGGTCTGCGAACCGATGGTGTTGTTGAACTGCGCCTGGTAGCCACCCGACTGCGCCAACGTGCTGATGAAGCCGTCGTAGCCCGTGCCCGAGTTCGCACCAGCGGCGTACGTGTTGTACGAGCCGTCGGTGGAGGGGTAGGTTCCGGAGATAGCGGCGAAGCTCAGCGCCGTGGTGCCCGAGGCCAGCGAAGGCGTGGTGGCCTTGTAGGTCGTACCCGAGACAACGACGTAGATGTTCACAGCAACAGCGCTGTAGGGGATGGTTCCCGTGTAGGTCACCTTGACACCCTGACCAGCAGTTGCGTTCGTCACCGTACCGGCAGACACGCCAGCAGTCTCACCGTAAGCCGAGGAGAGCGTGACGTACACAGCCGACGACGAGGTGGCAGGGAGGCCCGTGCCGGTCGTGTCGTTAGCGGCGGTGAAGGTCAAGCCCGAGGTCGACAAAGCGGTCGAGACGGCGTTCATCATGTTGCGCTCTTCGGCGAGGAAGTGCGACCAGATGAGGGCGGTGTGGCTG